ATAGTATATGACCATCGAAGAACGCTTCAAGGCCGCCGAGGCCGCTGTCGTCTCCCTCACCGCTGAACGCGACGATCTCCGCAAGACGGTCGAAGCCTCCGTGGTCAACGTCTCTGCCGAACTCGACCAGGCTAAGGTCGATGCCGCCGCCAAGGATGCCAAGGTTCAGGAACTGGAAGCCGCTCTCGCCGAGGCCAACGCCAAGGTTGCCGAGCTCGAAGCCTCCAAGGCCACCGCCTCCGTCGAAGCCGCGAACATCCTCGCCTGCTCTGGCGTTGCTCCTGTCGCCGCCCCTGTCGCCGCCGCTGCCCTCGGTTCTATCCACGAGCAGTATGCCTCGATGCCTGCCGGCCCTGAGCGCCGCGCCTTCCTCAAGAAGCACAAGGCCGTCCTCTTCTCCAAATAATTTCCCCTCACTTCAACCTACTAGCTACCCATGCCTAACACCATCAACAGCGCTCTGATCGTCGATACCGTCGCCGAGCTCAGCCTCACCTCCCTCTCGAACCGCCTCGCCGGTCTTCGCAACTTCGCCTCCGACTTCTCCTCGGACGTGAAGCGCCCGAAGGACGTCGTCCAGGTGGCTCTCTCCACCGCTGGCAGCACCACGCTGACCAACCCGACCGCCTTCAACACCATCGGCGACAGCACCCTCGGCGCCTCTGCCGTCACGCTGAACCACCTCTACCAGCCCTTCGGTCTCTCCTACGCTGATATCCAGAACGGTATCCGCCTCGAGAAGATCCTGAAGATCAACATGGACAAGCTGGCCGACTCCATCTGGGCCGCCGCCACCGCTCCTATCACCGTCGCCAACTTCGGCGCCGCCACGGTTACCGCCGCTGACTCGGCTGTCACCCCTGGCTCCGCTCAGCTGAAGGCTCTCTGGGCTGGCGTCTCGAAGGCCGGTCGCAAGACCCTCATCGTGAACCCGGGCATCTACAGCCAGCTCATCCCGACGGCGACCACTGGTCTCCCTCTCTCTGAAGGCGCTTACGGTTTTGAAGGTGGCGTGTTCTACGCCAACGTCTTCCCGTCTGAAGCCAAGCTCGCTGGTTTCGCCTGCTCGTCTGAAGCCATCGCGATGGCCGCTGCTTCCCCTGACCTCGAGTCCGTCGGCCAGCAGTTCCTCCTCCGCGAAGTCGTCCCGATCGAAGGTCTCGGTATCTCGGTCTCGTACAACGTCTGGGTCGATGCCTCCACCCGTAACCTCATCGGTTCCATGGAACTGATGTTCGGTGCGTCGAAGGCCATCACCTCCGGCACGATCGCCAGCGTCTACAACCCGTAATCCGGGCTGAGTCCTGAAACAGCCCCCAGCGATGGGGGCTTTTTTGTATCCCTAAATCCCTACCCACCCTCTCATGTCCCTATACGGAACCTTTCTCGCAGACTATCAATTGCTCCTGGCTGACATCGGCGTCCCGGCCACGGTCGGGGCCAACCTGTTCCTCGTCGGCCTGTCCTCCCCCATGAACACCCCCAAGTTCGACGCGGGCGGCTTCACCGAGGAGAAGATGTGGACGGTGCGTTTCGCCGCCGCTACGGCCCCTTGGACGGCTTCTGATGGCCGGGTTGGGGGTCAGGTCGCCACTATCGTCTCTGGCGTCCCTATGGCCACCCTAGCCCCTGGCAAGAAACTGACGGTCAACGGGCAGGTCCTCCGGGTCAAGGGCCAGTCCTACAAGCAGGCCAGCGCCGTCATCGAGCTGACCTGCATCGACGACAACCAGTAATGGCCAGCAAGGGAGCCATCGACCCAGCCAGCCTAGCCGACTTCAACGCGGCTATGCGGCACTTTGCCGCCGAGGTAAAGGGCGACATGGAGATGGTCACCCGCGAGCAGATCAGGCTGATGTGCCGCGACGCCATGACCTTCACCCCTCCCCTGCCGAAGGGCGGAGGCCGTGGCCTGAGCTCTGCCGCCCACAAGGCCGGCATGGGCAAGACGGCCAAGGACATCAAACGCATCTTCATCCCTGCGGACAGCCCCAAGAAGGGGATGCCCGTCCTGCTGCGCCGCGTCATCAACTCCGTCAGAGGCGACGACCGACAGGCGTTCATGGAAATCTACGGCAACTTCGATTCAGGCAAGGCACGCGGAATCTCCCCGGTCATGCGTAAGATTCTGGAAGACGTGAGCTGGGAACGTTCATTCAAGAAGGCCAAGAACTACCTGAACAAGGCGAACATCTTCGGGCAGATCAGGGCAATCGAAGGGCAGACCAACGACCTCCGAGGCATCCACGACAAATACAAGAACGCCGTGAACGGACGCTGGAAGCGCAACCAGCCCGTCGGCGGACCGCAGTATATGGTCGGCTCAGTCCAACAACTCCAAGCCTATATAGCCGAACGTCAGGCCAAGGTTGGCCGAGTCAAGTCTGGCTGGGCGGCGGTCCTATCGCAGGTCCCAAAGCCCGTGACCAAGAAGGGCGTCGAGCGTAACTTCGGCGCATACAACGCCCCGTGGGTGGACGCCAACAAGCGCTCGGCCCAGGGCGTGTTCAGCGCCAGCCGTAGCCCGGGCTTCGTCTCCATGACCGTGATGAATCTGATCGGTAACATCAACAACGTGGCAGGAGAAGCTGGGACCGAGAACTTGGTCTACGGCAACCGCGTCAAACAAATGCGTGCCGCCGTGCTCGCAAGGTTTGAAAAAACGTTGGCTCAGGCTAACGCTCGTAAGACCAAATAACTCTATGGGAACCAAATCCGCCCGCCATATCGTGGAAGCCGCAGTGGCGACCTATCTCACCGCCCAGGTCGAACTGACCGGGGTCAACATCTACACGGGCGACAGCGCCGACACGAACGTCCTGCCCAAGGCCATCGTGCTCTGCGACTCCGCCCGCCTGCCTAACGACTTCCCGGACGGCCTCGGGAACTACTCGTGCTCCGTCCGTGTCACCCTACTGGACTCTGCCGACGACGTGACCCTAGCCGATCACCGAGCCCGGATGGCCGCCATCGCCGGGGCCATGCAGGACCTCGAAGAGCTGCAGGACGTGTTCACCGCCCAAGGCGATGCCCACTGCTACGACATCACCCCCCTGTCCGAGGATGAAGGGGTCAACGAACGCTCCTGGGCATCGGTCCTAGTCTACGACATTCTGGTGGTCGTGAACCCCGAGGGCTAACCTTACCCCTCAAACAATAGGTATACCATGTGCGCCGCGATCGTAAAGGGAGTTACAGCAATTTATGGCCTGCCGGGGGCAACCGTGGCTAACGCCGTGGTGCAAAGTTACACCAACGACGGCGAGTTCACGTCAGAAGCCACCATCGTCGATGAGGATGGTTTGACCGTTGCTTGGCGCGGTGACGACAGACGCTGCCAGCTGAGCGTGGAGCTCATCGCCAAGACCTCGACGATTCCTGTCCTCGGTGCATCCTTTGCCCTGACGGTCAACACCGCCTCTTCCTACTCTGGCGGTTCTGCTTCGACCAGCTTCTCCGGCTGGGTTACCAAGGTTTCCGACAAGGGCTCGAACCGTGGCTATTCCGCAGTCACCGTGACTGCCGTAGGCTACGAAGGCGTCGCTGGCGCTTAACCGCATGGACAAGCGGTTCACATCCGCTTTCACGGACCCAGGACTGACCAAACTCCTGGGCCGTTTTGTTTCCCCGTTCTGCCTGCTTCACCGCGTGCAACTGGAAGCAGCCGAAAGCCCCCTGCTCCGTTCGGGCGCAGGCATCCGTCCGCTCGATCTGCTGGTGGCCGTCAAGATTTGCTCCGGCGAACGCATCGATAAACTCACCCTGAAGGACTCATGGTATCTCGGCAAGATGACCTCGAACGGTGATTACTTCGCTGAGCAGATTGACCGCTTCTCCAAGTTCGTCCTGATTGAGGCATGGCCCAAGTTCTGGGAGAAGAAGGCTAAGCACTCCGAGACAAGCGGGACCCCGTGGGTATTGACCGTGGTCGCCTCGCTCATTTCCAACGGCATCCCTGAGGAGCGCGCCTGGACTATGCCGGAGTGCCAAGCCATCTGGCTTAACTCCACCTTTGCCATCAGCAAGGGAGCCGAACTTAAGGTCCTCACCTCTGAGGACGAAGAACTAATCGAAACACTCGAAAAGACCGAAGCATGAGCAACGTCATCAAGTTCAGCATCAACGGCGACACCAACGCCGATCAGGTCACGGAGAAGGTCAAGAAGTCCATCACCACCCTGGAGAAGAACATGGAGGGCGTTCAGGCACGCTTCAAGTCCTTCGGCAAGGACCTGTTCCTTTCCTTCGCGGCCCCGATGGTCCTGCTCAATGCGGCCATGAGTTCCATCTCTGCGGCCATCGAAAAGAACCGGCAAGCCGTGCAGGACGCCAAGGCCGTGGCCGAAGGTGGCGGCAACAAGTATATGCGAGAGGGTACGGTAGGCTCCGCCCAGGAAGCGGCACGCCGTCGTCAGGACGCCCTAGATCGCCAGAACGCCAAGCTGGCGGCACAGGCTCTAGCCGAAGAGCAGGGCAAGGAAGGGGGCGTGCTTGGATTTGGTGGAGAAGCTGATGCGGGCATTGTCCAGTACCTAAAAGAATCTACAGGTCCTTTGGACTATCTCCGTCGAAATCTAAAAGCCGGTGCAATGTTCTTTGGCGTCAACGACTACTCTAAGGACGAAGAAATGCAGAAGGTACTCGAGAGCCGTTCCGCTGCTCGCGTCGCCGTAGACCCGGAGATGATTGCCAAGAAGAAGGCCGAAGAGGCCGCCGTCAAACAGAAGGAGGCAGCCGAGTCCCAGATCGCGGCGCAAAAGGAAATCGATAAGATGCCGACCACCTTCAAGGGACCAGAAGGCTTTTCCAACGTCGTCGGCGTCGGAGCCAACCCGGTGCTCGAGGCCATGGCTTCCCAACTCGAAGAGGCCAAGAAGACCAACGAGCTCCTGGCTCAGCTCGTCACCCCCTCCCGGACCAACAGCTGGCTGGACGCTCCGGCCGGCGCTACCTCGTCCGCCGCGCCTTCCCGCGCCGCAGCCCTCAGGGGCCGATAAACTTTATGGCACGTCAAGACTACGGCAACAACCTATCAGCCCCGGTCCTTCAGCCTGGAGGCAAACTGAGTAACGACGGCTATGGCCTGCTCACGGCCACCTGCGTCTGGAAGGCGAACAAGGACAACGACCTCTCGGTAGGCAACCGAGGCTCGACCTGTCCCATCAACGCGGCCTGCGCGGCCCACAAGTTCGCGGTGTCCTACGACAATCTCGGCATGGCCACGATCACCGTGGACTACATCGGAATCGACCCGACCGTCAACGAGGGTACGTACACCAACCCTGAGGTCGGCGCGTCTAACGGCCTGACATCCGAGAACATCACGACCAACCCGAACTTCTTCACCCCTGGCGGTGACGGGTACGATGGCGTCATCGCCGGAGCCTCTGGAACCTACGTCCAGTCTCCCATCGGTCCTCTGGTTGAAATCAAGAGCCCCGATGACTTCATCGAAGTCATCACCGGAACCAACTCTGACGGCACTCCGATCACGGGCCTGTTCAACAAGAAGCAGTCCTACATCGGACTCAACGGCGCTTGCTTCGAGGACGTGAACGGCGGTCGCTTCATCGGTTTCGTCAATTCGAACTTCAAGCACTTCTACGGTAAGACGCAATACCTCGCCCCTCAGTCATCCTTCTCCGGGCACTTCTACACGAGCGAGGCTTCCGAAGTTAATCATATGCTGAGATTCCTCGGCACGACCTCCCGCGATAATGACTGGTCCAGCACCATGCCAATTATTGTTCCAGAATACGCGGGAACCTCTTGGGTATCCAGTACTGAAAACGGTTCTTACAATCAGCTGCTTCTCTCTCAGGTCAACGTTCAGGACTACGGTCTACTCTACAAGGTGAACTATGAAGTTCGCTATAGCGTTGTGGGTTGGAACGATCAGGTCTACCGAGACAACAGACTGATGCCATGAGCCTACAACCCGGCGACGGATATACCTTCTCAGCCTCGTCCAGTGGGTTCACCCTGGATATCCAAAAGCCCTGGACGCCAGCTACCGACGGTGGCACGGGGCTGATGCTAGGCATCAGCCTGCCCAAGTTCCCCGACCCGCCTACGCCGCCAGACATCCCTTCGCCTATCGACGGCACGGTCCCCCTTCAGTTCCAGTGCAAGGTGTTGGCCATGCCTGTCTCCGGCACGCCGACGCCTGTCGTGCAGGTGGCCATGGGCTCGGTCACCTACACGCATTCCTTGATGCCCTACATCAAGACTGGGCCGTTTACAGACCACAGGCAGGCATACATCAACTTCGTTGCGGTCAAGTCCCCTGAGGTCACTCCAGCGCCCTTGGTTGACGCTACTTCCCCTTGGATGCTGGCTGGCGGTGGCTACGCCCTGACCGGGGAAGGCCGCTGGTACGTCACCCTGTCGAAGTGGGACGCTGGCAATGGCGCCTTCGAGGGCGGTCTGCTAGATCAGAACCTGCCGTGGGTGTCCTTCGTCAAGGACGGCTCGGACGAGTTCGACGCCCTGTTCGTAGACTCTGGCCCTTCGCTCTACCAGAACCAGACCAACATCCAGAAGATGGAAGGATACCAGGAGGTCCTCGCTGAGGGCGAGACCCTGCTGGACTGGGGCCACTGCCACACGACCTATTTCAACCCCCGCTTCTTCGGCCATCACGTCCGGGTGCTAGCTATCATCGACTCCGTCGCGGCTGTCCCTTCGGCTGCGGCTATCACAGTACTCAAGGAAGGAAGCCCTGAGCTAGGAAACGAAATCCAAGTCCTAACTTTTGTAGGCCAGTACAAGTCCGGCAACGTGACCCTGTCCTACGGATCGCCTACTCCTGTCGCCGCCACTCTTCCGTTCGACCCATCGACGCAGTCCGCCTTCGATTTGCAACAGTGCCTTAACACCATCCCCGCGTTGACTGGCAATGTCCTAGTCCAGAAGTCCGCCCCTGGTGTCTATCAAATCGAGTTTACCAACGTCCTTCGCAAGACGAACGTGCCGACCCTGATCGTCACTTCGACGCTTACCTCCTTCACGACCTGGTACAAGGTCAGCCAGATGCACGTGGGTTCGCAGGATATCGTCATCCCCTGCGAGCTCAACGCGACCTTCCTGATGAACAAGGCTGGAGTCACCGAGGCCGAAGACCCCTACTACATCAACGAGGCCACGACCCCTCCGTGGGACAACGTGGTTAATAACGAGGACGCCATCGCCGCCAACGCGCTTGGCTTCATTCCCGCTTGGGCTACCCCTGTCATCAACGACACCGTGCCGCGTGCGTTCACGACCGAGTACCTCAACTACGCCGAGGAAGCAGGCTGCACCGGCGACGACCCTTCCATGGACCACCCCTTCAAGGTCATCCACGTCGAGACGGATGCCGGACTCAGCGAGTACCGCATCATCTCGGGCACGGTCAACAACGAGACCCCTGGCAACATCGCCAGCACGATCACCGTCTCGACTGGGCCCTTCGAGGTCTGGGTCAAGGCGCCTTACGCATCGGGCGTCTACCCTGCCGCGACTGGCTTCGACTGGGTCATCGGAACGCCTGTTCCTGCGGACAGCGATACCGACGCCTACATCCGCGTGGCCTCCGTCAACGGCGCTACGGTCACGCAGTACGTCACCGGCTCGCTCTGGTCTGACCGCATCAAGATGGGCACGCAGACGGCCCGCTACTACCACGCCCGCATCTGATGGGCGTAGTGATCGGAGCCAACGACGCGCTCACGGGCGACTACTACAGCACGTGGGGAAAGGTGCGTTCGCCTATCCTTGGGCAAGACACGTCTGGCGGGGTAGGCACGATCGGCACGCACTCCATCGAGTACACGGCAGCCGGAGGCTTCCTCACGGACAACGACACCCCTGTGCGCTTCGATATGCGATACGACAGCACGACGTGGCCCGCTGGATTCTGGCGGCCAACGTTTACCTTTTATGAAACCAACCTGTCTGGCACGAATGGCTGGTACGCTGAACTGTTTGTTCCCTCCCCATCCCTGACCAACGAGGACATCACCGAACTGACGGGGGAGACCGTCGTGGCCTCTGGCACGATCGGGACGTTTACCATCGCCTCGTCTTTCTTCACTCCTGGGCAACTGATACAGGCGGGCTCGGGCTTTACGCCCCCCTACCCGGTCGAGCAGCCTATCTTCTCCGTGGGCAAGCTGAACGCCTTCTGACCCCAAGGGGGTAAACCCTACCATTTGCACAATAAGTAGCCATGTCTGACACCGTCACGCTATCGCAGGGCAACACGTTCGCCTGCACCTTCGTCTGGACCCCTGGCGCTACCGGCCCTGCCAACCTGCTGGCCACGACCCTGACCTCGACTGTGGAGGACAAGTGCGGCAACCTCTACGAGCTGACGATCACCAAGGCGCTGGACGGCCTGTCGTTTACCTGCACCTACCCGGGCTCGACCGCCGACTGGGGTCTGGGCCTCGGCAAGTGGGACATCAAGTTCGTCTTCCCGGGCTCGACCATTTCGCGCACCGAAATCTTCCGCGTCAACGTCATCGACAGCGTCACCGTCTAAGCCATGCCTGACGCGACGATCACCTCGACGGCTTCGACCTTCGGGACCATCTCGGGGGTATTTTCCGCCGACCAGTCCACCATCTCGGGGACCATCTCGGGCATCGTTGCTGGTACGCTGGACGGTTCGGTGGGTGTTCCTGGGCCTCAAGGGCCGACTGGGCCGCAGGGGCCAACGGGGCCTGCGGGTCCTGCCGGAGCCCCCGGTCAGGGCGTCCCTGCTGGCGGCAGCTCAGGTCAGTACCTCCAGAAAGTATCTGGGGTCGATTACGCAACGGACTGGGTGACGCTTAACCTCTCGGGCTTGGCCACCGAGTCTTGGGTCACCGCTGGTTTCTACCCCCTCTCTGGTAACCCATCGGGCTTCCTGACGGCAGCCAGCCTATCAGGATACGCTACGGAGTCGTGGGTGACCTCGCAGGGCTACATCACTTCGGCGGCCCTGACTGGGTACGCGCCCCTCGCCAGCCCGGTCTTCACGGGCGACGCACGCGCCGTAACCCCGGCCTTCGGCGATAACGACACCTCGATTGCCACCACGGCCTTCGTTCAGGCTGGCCTCCTCGGCGGCACGGCCAACGCCCGCAACCTCGAAGTCTACGTCCGCAATCAGTCGGGGGCTTCTATCCCTGCGGGCTCCATCGTCTACATCAGCGGAGCCACGGGCAACCGTCCCCTGATCACGTTGTCCCAGGCTAACAACGACGCGAACTCGGCCCAGACAATGGGCTTCACTAAGACGGCCATCGCGAACAACGCCTTCGGCTACGTCATCGTCCGCGGCGAAGTCGAGAACCTCGACACGTCAGCGCTGACCGAAGGCGCTCAGTTGTACCTGTCCCCCACGGTGGCCGGTGCTTACACGACGACCAAGCCCACCGCCCCCCAGCACCTCGTCTACGTCGGCATCGTCATCCGTTCGCACCCGACCCTCGGGACTATCCTCGTCGCTGTCCAGAACGGCTACGAGCTGCACGAATTGCACGACGTGGCCCTGTCCTCGGAAGCCAACAACGACCTGCTGGCCTACGAGTCCTCGACGGACCTCTGGAAGAACAAGACCTTTTCGGCCCTTGGCCTGCTGACCTCGGCTGACGCGGCGACGACCTACGCCCCCAAGGCTTCCCCAGCCCTGACTGGCAACGTCACGATCACGTCCAACTCGGCTACGGCTGCGCTGACTATCACGCAAGATGGTGCGGGCGACATCCTGCGCTTGAATGACGTTGCAGGCGACACGACCTTCACCTTCGTCGATGCCTTGGGCAAGGTTAACACTGTTGCCGCGACCACTGCCTCGGCTGGCCTGAACGTCCCGCATGGCACCGCCCCGACGACCCCGGTCAACGGTGACGTCTGGACGACGACCGCTGGCCTGTTCGCCCGCATCAACGGAGGCACACAGCAGTACCCAGCTCTCAGCACAAATAATACTTTCTCGAACGCCTCCAGCACATTCGGCAGCTCGACGGCGACCGGCACGATCAACGTGGCTTCGGGTGCGACCATCAGCGCCTCCACCAAGACGGTCAACGTTGGCACAGGTGGGGTCGTCGGTAGCACGACCAACATGACTATCGGGCCGGTCCTTGGTGCTTCGACCACCTCGATTGGTGGCACGACCGCCGCGTCTACGCTTAACCTTGCCACGGGTGCGACCCTGACGGCCACGACCAAAGCCGTCAACATCGGCACGTCTGGCGTCGCTGGCTCGACCACTAACATCACCATCGGTTCGACCACCGGCACTTCGACGACAACGCTCCAGGGCATCACGAACGGCGTCACGGAAGCGGTCGATACGAACAACACGGAACTGGCGACCACGGCCTTCGTCGTCGGTCAGGCTGGTTCGGCCACGCCTATCGTTAACGGCACTGCCGCCGTCGGCACGTCCCTCCGCTACGCTCGCCAGGATCACGTCCACGGCACGGACACGACGCGCGCCGCGGTAGACTCTCAAGCCTTCACCGGCACGCCTTCCCTGCCGACCGGCACGACTGGCGTCACGCAGACCGCGGGCAACAACACCACGGCGCTGGCGACTACTGCGTTCGTCACGGCGGCGGTCCCGGCGTTCGCGACGTTGACCGAGGCCCGTCAGTTCTCGAATACGACCAAGGTATTGTCGCCTAGCCTGGCAATTTGGTCGATGTTCTCAGCGGACATCGTCTACATCCAGCGCAGTAACTTCACGGTTACCAACGTTGGCTCTGTCCAATACACAAACCTTGGCACAATCACGACAGAGACACGACTTGCATCGGCAGCCGCCAGCTCTTCCCGTGCCCGGACTTTTGGCCCAAGTCAGGTAGACCAGACCCAGTCGATGACTGTCAGGGCTAACCCTACATCGCACCTTAATTTCAGTCGGCCTACTTATCTTGGCGGGCGTTCTCACACATTCAGTATCACCGATCCCGTGCTGACGATGGCTTTCTACTACGGCAAAGCCGAAGCGGATGGCGTCGGTAATTTGACTCGTCGAGGCATGGGCTGGAAAGTAACCGGAGGAACGGGAAGCCGATTCCTGACTCTTGAAGTTCACAACGGAACGACACTCACAAGCGTAACATCCTCTTATGCCGTTGTAGGAGGTACTGCTTTTGACTGGGACATTATTAGCGACGGAGCAGGGAACGTAACCCTTTACGTCAATGGATCTTCAGTTGCCACAAGTTCCGCCGGCCCTACCGGACTGGTCAACTTGACTCCTGTCCTCTGGCAGGAAGAATACAGCACCAGCGGCGTGCCTGCCATCACCTTCCACACCGCGTACCATAGCCGAGGACGCATGGCCGTCATCAACTACTAATGACCTACACCTACAAAGTCACAGTCGTCGGCGTGGCCGTGAACAACTGGCAAGACCTCCGCGACCTTGTCTTCAGCTCGGCCCAGCCCGTCGAGGAAACCTACGGCGGCCAGATCGGCACGTTTACCTTCGACTCCCCGCAGACCCCCGACGACCTCGGCCCCCTCGTCCGCGTCGAACTCATTTCCGAATAACACCATGATTACCCACCTCCTCGCTCTCCTAGTCGGCTTCGTCGCCGGAGCCCTCGTCATGCGCAAGCACAAGGCCAAGGCCGACACGCTCGAAGCCAAAGGCCGTCAGGCCCTCGACGCCCTCAAAGGCAAGTAAGCCGTGCGCCTGCTCCTGGTCATCGCCGTCCTGGCCCTGACCGGGTGCAGTCTGTTCCGCAAGGGAGACGCGGAGCCCCTGCCCGTCCAGCCTCCCGGCCCGACCAAGCCTGACGTCGTCGCCACGCTCGGCAAAGACCTCGACAAGACGGATCACCGCGTAGCCTCGGCCCTCGTGGCAATCGAGCGCAACGCCGACAAGCCCAAGGTCGTCGTCGCGGAGTCCCGTCTGGCCCAGTCGTATCTCCCCGCCCCGCCCGAGTCTGACGTGGCCTTCGCCATGGCCCGGGCGACCAAGGGCGACCCTGTAGACTACGCGAAGCAGATGGCCTTTGGTCGTCAACTCGCCACCGCCGTGACCAAGGCATGGGAGAAACTCGAAACCCAGCAGGCCGAAGCCCTCCGCGTCTCGCAGCTGAAGGACGCCCGCATCGTCGAACTGACCAAGGAGGTCGAGCGCGTCCGCAAGGAAGCGAGCCGGAACATCTGGACGCTGGCAGGCGCTGGCCTTGCCGTCCTCGGCGCAGTCACGACTGCGTTCGCCGGTCCGCGCATCGGCCTACCTTTGATGGCCTGCGGCGCGGCGATGGGGGCTTTTCCGTTCGTTGTCGAGTCGCCCCACTGGGACCTGATCGTGACCATCACCCTCGGGCTCGGCGCTTGCCTGCTCATCTGGGTCGCTTGGGATTACGCCAGGGACAGAGTCAACGCCAAGCCTCCGCAGGAATGAGCCCTCCTCCTCCCCCCATCGACCCCGAGTCCATCCCGAAGGAACTGAAGGATGGCGTTGTGGCCGGCACGATTGGAGCCATGAGCATGGCCGCCAGACTTTTGCTCAGCACGGAGAAGCACACCTGGTCGTGGGTTGCTCGCCGCGTATGCGCCGCTAGTTTGACCGCCGCAATCGCAGGCTACGCCCTGACCGATTACATCTCGAGCCCGGGCCTACGGATGGGAGCCATAGGGGCCCTTTCTTATTCCAGTCCAGAGGCTTTAGACGCGCTACTACGCTGGGTCAAAGCCCGGGCAGAGCGTGAGGTCGAGAAGGTTTCCAAGCCAGCCAAGTCCAAGCCCAATGCCAAAGCCAAGCGAACCAAGCGCAAGTGAGGGCAACCTCCTGCTGGCCGTCTGCCTGCTGGTGACCTTTGCGGGCATGGCCTCGGTGACCACGGCTTACACGGCTGGGTACGTGATTGACCAGGTGCAGTCAACTGATGCGCTTGTCATGTTGGTCGTTGATGGGGGCAAGCTGCGGTCCGACTCTGCCGACCTTGAGCGGAATATGTCCTCGGCCACCCTAGCCCTGCAGTCCGTCCGCGAACTAGGGCTGGCCCTGTCGTTTGGATGCCTTGCCGTGGCCGTGGCGGTGGGTATCAGGCTCTGGCGGGGTAGACGGCAGGGTTGACCCATAAGCCCCCCTCCTAGGGCATCCTAGGCGGTTTCCCGATGGGGCTTGACGGCGGCCTGCCCGGGCGGCATACCTTGCCTATCCCGCACAACATGAGCTCATCCTCCGACCCTAACGCCGACCTCTACGCTTTCATCTTCAACATGATTGAAAGCCAGCCGCACTTCCGTGTCGGCGCTCGCAAGCCTGCCGCCGCCCCTCTCTCCCCGGCCATGCTGGCCAAGCCCTACAAGGGCATCCTCCCCGAGTCCTACGCGGTCGAGCCGAAGATTGACGGCGTCCGCGTGATCGTGGAAGTCTGCCGCCAGACGCTGGCCGTGGCGTTCAAGACGCGCAACGGCAACCCGCTCAACTCCCTTGCCCACCTTGGCGAGTGGTTCAGCGAGACTGCCAGCAAGCACGGCGTGTTCACCTTCGACTGCGAGGCCATCAGCGGTCAGGACTTCTACGACTCCGTCGGTGCTGTCCGCTCCAACGACCCCGCCGAAGGTGCGTTCCTCTGGCTGCTCGACCTGCCCGATGACGTCGGCACTTACCGCGACCGCCGTTCCCTGATGGCCAAGTTCACCTACGACAAGCGCGTCAATCTGGTCGAGTCCTTCGTCGGCATCAGCCCTAACGATGCCTTCCGTCGCTTCGTCTCGCAGGGCTTCGAGGGTGCGATGGTCAAGGACCTCGACGCTCCCTACTCGCAGGGCAAGCGCTCCAATGCCTGGTTGAAGGTCAAGGCCGTGGACGCCGAGGACTGCCCGGTGGTCTCGGTGCATGAAGGCCAAGGCCGTCTGGCTGGCACGATGGGCCACGTCGTCGTCGAGAACAACGGAAGCCTCGTCCGCGTCGGCGGTGGCTTCAGCGACGAGCAGCGCGCCATGATCTGGGCGAACCGCGACACCGTCATCGGTTCCTACCTTGAGGTCACCTTCCAGAGCAAGACGCCCGACGGCTCCATGCGCCACCCCCGTATCCGAGGCGACAAGTAATCTCCCCCCGCACATGAACAACAAAGACTACCACGCCAGCCCGGCGGTCTCGAACTCAAAGCTCTCCCGCTTCCTCGAGTCCCCGCGTCTGATGAACACGCCCCGCAAGAAGACCCCTTCCCTCCGCTGGGGTTCGCTTGTCCACACCATCATCCTCGAGCCTCAGCTCGTAGGCGAAGAATGGGCCGTGATGCCCGAGGGCCTCGACAAGGGCAAAGGCGCCAAGGCCCGCGAAGAGGAGTTCCTCCTGGCTAACGACGGCAAGGAGATCGTGAGCCATGATGAGTTCACGCAACTCTCGGCCATCGCCGAAGCCGTCCAGCAGGATGACGAAGCCGCCGCCCTGCTCTCCGGCGAAGGGGTCAATGAGTCTTCCTACTTCTGGAAGGACTCCGTCACCGGCATCGATATGCGCTGCCGACCTGACCGCTACCGCGACGACGGCCTGCTCGTAGACGTCAAAACGACAACGTCCATAGAGCACTATGCCTACCGCCGATCAGTCTGGGAGTATGGCTATGACCGCCAGAGTGCGCTTTATATCGACGGCATCGAAGCCGTGACCAGCCGCCGCCCCCGTGGATTTGCCTTCATCGCCATCGAGGGCAAGGACGCCCCAGAAATCTTCGTCCAGGTGTTCGTGATGACCGAGGCCGACATCGAGATTGGCCGCAAGCGTTACCGCGCTGGCCTCGACCTGATGGATCGCTACATCAAGACCCACGGCGCTGACCCGATCGCATGGCCCAAGAAGACCGGGCCGGGCGTCATCGAGGTGGACCTCTCCAAGTTCAACGTCTGAAACCATGTCCTGCGCTTACTTCCTCAAATACAAAACGGCCGGGGGATGGGATGCCTTCTTCAATCCCGAGTCCATTTCCCACATCTACCCGAACTGTGGGTTTACCATCGTCACAATGACTAACGGCTACGAGTTCACCTTTGACAGCACCGTTGAAGATTTCCTCGAACGCATCCGCAAGGATATCGCCGAGGCCACCCGCACCCTCTGACCCTTTCCCACATGAGCAACACACCCGCACTCCCCCCGAAGAACACCATCGAACTCGTCCGCTCTGCCGGACTGCAGGAGCAGGTCGCCAAGGCCCTCCCGAACGCCGACGACGCCAGCCGCTTCATGCGCTGCGTGATCACCGCGTGCAACAAGAACCCCAAGCTGTGGGACTGCACCCCCGCCAGCGTGGCCTCCGTGGTCCTGCAGGCCGCCCAGTGGGGTCTGATGCCTGACGGCCACCACGCCCACCTCATCCCCTACGGCAACGACGCCACCCTGCAGTTCGACTACAAGGGCATCCTTGCGCTCGTCATGCGCTCGGGCGAAGTCGCCCACATCCACGCCGACATCGTCTGCCAGAATGACAAGTATCGGTTCAACCTGGGCAAGGTCGAAGAGCACGTCGTTGACCTGTCCAAGGACCGGGGCGAAGCCTACGCGGTGTACGCCATGGTCCGCTTCAAGGACGGGGAAACCGCCGCGATCCAGATGAGCAAGGCCGAGGTCGAAGCCATCCGCAAGGCCAGCCGCTCCGGCTCCTCCGGCCCTTGGGCTACCTACCCGATGGAGATGTGGAAGAAGACCGCTTTCAAGCGCCTTGCCAAGTGGCTCCCCCGCCTGCCGCGTGACGTGCAGGAGGCCATCCGCAAGGACAACGAGGCCGAGTACGGCCAGCGCACGGTCGAAGGCCAGCCGGTCCAGCCCGCTGCCGAAGCCGTGAAGGACCTGGTCAAGAAGGCCAAGGCCACCGAGCCCGAGGTCGCCCCTCAGGGAGACGAGCCCATCGACGTTTAGGCTGACGCAGGAGTGCCGTGTAGCCGGGCCCGTCCTCGAAAGGGGGCGGGCCTTATTGTTTGCGTAGGTGCAGACGCTGGCAGACAACATCCACCCATGGGAAAGAAACCCAAGGTCCCGAAGGTCATCGTCCGACCCCTGCCCGGGGACATCGCAGGGCTGGCCTGCAAGAAGGACAACACCATCGAGCTCGACCCGAACATCATCACGGAGCGCGAACGCCTGCGCGTGACCGTGCACGAGGCCCTCCACCTCGGCGACTGGAAAGCCCCGGAGAAGAAGGTGGACCGCATCTCGCGCAAGATCGCGGACGTGCTCTGGTCCCAAGGCTACCGCAGAACTTCCCTATGAAACACGTGCTGATTCCAATCGCTGGCTTCGCAAGGAGTGGCAAAGACACCCTCGCAGACTCCATCTACGAGCTGCTGGAACAAGACGAGCCGGAGTATTCCTGCATCGTCCTTAAGTTCGCCGACGCGCTGAAGGAGTCCCTCCAGATTTCCCTCGACGAAGCGGGCGTGAACATCGACGCCTTCACCGAGGACACCGCCAAGAAGGCCGCGCTCCGTCCGCTCCTGGTCGCCTACGGGGAGTACTGCCGAACCCAGAACCAGAACGTCTGGGTGGACAAGGTCATCGAGCACATCAACAACTGGGCCGATATCACCTGCAAGGACGCAGGCGCCGAACACTCCGTCATCCTCGTGCCGGATATGCGCTACGAGAATGAATATCTGAAACTCGAGGCCCTCTGCGTCAAACGCGGCTGGGCCTTCGTCCCGATCTACATCGAACGCCAGGGCAACTTGCCCGCCAACAACGCCGAGGCCGAGTCCATCGGACTGATGGCGGCGCACGACTGCTTCCGTAAGGGGAACGCCCTGCAGGTGTGCTTCCCCGACAACTCCGTTGACGCGATCCGTCAGTGGGCCCGTAAGTTCACCCAGTCAATGAGCCTATACCGATGAACATCACCCGGAAGTGGAAGCGGTTCGCGGTCGTCAGTTGCTCGCACGGGCATCTCATCGACCCGGCGGCAGGCAAGGCCGTCACGGATTTCATCAAGGCTTTCCAGCCTCACCGCTTCGACCACGCCGGGGACTACACCGACCTCTCGCCCATGATGGGCAACGGCAAGGGCGACGGCGACCCGCTCGGCCCGGACGTCGAGGAGGGGCTCGCCTTCCTCGAGCAGCTGAAAGCGTACAAGGACCTCGAGCTCGTCATCCACGACGGCAACCATGAGGTCCGCTTGCGCCGTCTCTCGCACTCATCCAACCAGGTCATAGCCGAGTGCGCCCGCCTGCTGCTCGTCCAGATTCAACAGCACTGCCTCAAACTGAAGGCCAAGCAGATCCCGTATAACGGCATCTGGGAAGGCTCGCGCATCGGGAACGGACTGATCACCCACGGCTCGATTTATAACGAGAACGCCTGCCGCGACATGGCCGAGATGTACTGCAAGGGCGGCGTCTCGGTGGTCATCTTCGGGCATACCCATTCCCCGGGCATCGCCAAGGGTCGCCGCGACGACTCTCCCCTGGGCATCAATGTCGGCACGCTGACCCGCATGGGTTGCATGGACTACGCGAACACCCGGAGAAAGACGTTCTCATGGGGTCAGGCCATCTGCTATGGGGAGTACTCCGACGACCTGATCGTGCCCACCCTCTACGTCCACCCGCAGGAACTGGCAGGCCAGCCTTGGCGCATCAACGTATGAGCAAGACCAGCAAGCTGCTGTCGGTCCTCATGGCTGAGCTAAACCGCGAGCCCAAGGAATACCCGTGCCCCAAGGGCTGGTTCACCGTGGACCAGATCCGCGTCGAGCTGAGCATGGCCCACACGCGCAACGCATCCTCCCGCGCGCTCGACCTGCAGCGCCGTGGCCTGCTGGAACGTCAGCCCCATCAGTTCAAGTCCGGCACGGGCCAGTGCCACATGGCCTACGTCTACCGCCCCGTCCCGCCCTACAAGTCCATCAAGGAAGCCGCCGATCAGATGTTCGTCCACCGCGCCGACAAGGTTCCCAAGGGCTGGGTGCGCCTGGTCGATTACGCGGTCAACAAGAACGTCTCGGACGTGGCTGTCCGTGGCCGAGTCGCCCGGGCCGGCCTGAAGCCCAAGTACTGGAAGACCCCTCGCGGTATCATCGGCCTGCACCTGAACGCGTACTACTGGAAGCCAGACCTCGACCGCCTGTATAAAGCATAAGGGCCACCCTTGCGGATGGCCCGAGCCCAGCTGCCCTCTTGCGATCCCGCACAAGTGATTGTGCCGGGCTCACAGACTAACGTGCGACGGCAGGGCGTTTTGGCAAGCCCCAAGCCAGCGTGTTCACCTGTCGCGCCTTGTCGAACTTGACGCGGGGGACATACGCCCAGCTGAAACCGTAGCGCTCGTAGCCCGACCAGCCGAGATTCCAAGCCAGCCAGATTTCCCCGGGGTAAGGCTGTCGCCCGATCTGCCCCGCGAGCCTGACCTTCAGGACCGTCAGCCAGGTGCGAGCGTAGTCGCGGGCTCTGATTGGGGCCTTGGCGTCAGAGTAAGGGTAGACGGCCAGCCCCGCCTTGCGCCGGATAGCCGAGCAGTCGGACCACGCTGAGGAGTGCCACTGTAGGCATCCGATAGCCTTCCCTGCGTCCCCATCGGGGGTCTTAGACCCACGGCCAGAGGACTCGACCTGCTCGACGGCCTGCAGGGTCTGCTCTGGAATGGCCTCAGAGGTCAGCAGGGCGGCGGAGAGGGCTAGGACTAGGGTCATGGGGTCGGGCGGCCTTGACGGGCCACGCAGGGGGTCAGGCCGAGACGCCTGTAGGTAGCGTAGAGGGTATGACGGGAAACCCCGCTGGTCTCTGACAGTTGCGGGACGGTCAGCCCCTGGTCATGGGCGGCTAGGACCAAGTCCTTGACCGAGCCCTTCACGCGGCGCTCACGGAGGGAGGGCAGGCCGAGGTGCTTGATGGCGCAACGGACCGAGCGCAGGTTGTGCCCGGTTAGGGTGGCGACCATCTGAGCGGTGAGATGAGGGTGAGCCGTGGCGATCACGGCGGCCTTGACCACGCCGTAGTTAGTCCGTGATCTCGAGGTCATCGGTGGCTTCCTTGATTGCGCGGGTCAGGCCGACCACCTCGTAGGGGTCAATCTCTTCGCCGTCGGTGTCGATGACCGAGACGATTTCCGTCTCCTCCCAGTCGAGCTCCCAGTGGCCGCGAACCTCGGTCCCGAAGGCGTGGTCGAAGGAGTCGTCCACATACATGGCAGGGCCGTCGAGGATGACCTGGTACTCGGCCCCCTTATGTTTCACCGTCAGTTCGTGCTCAGCCACGGCGTTTGCGCTTGGCGGGTTTCTTGGGACGACGAACTTCCTTGGGGATGATGGGGTCATCAAGCCCGTTGACGCAAGGCGTCGGCTCGTAGGTATACGTCGATACGCCGGGGAGTCCGACCTGCCAGCGTTCGCGGTCCATGACCTGACGGATCAGGTCGGTCACGGCCTTGTCGGCCATGGCCTTGAACGCGTCGCGCTGGAGTTCGACCTCGGCAAGGCGTAGCCGGAGCCGGGTGATTTCATCGTAGTCTGGTAGGTTGCTCATTTGGTGCGGAGTTTGGGGAGTTTGCGGTATTGGCGGTAGGAGTGGATTGAGTTCGCATCGACGCGGAAGCGTTCGGCGGCCTCGGTATAGGTGGCGTTATTCTTGTGCGCCCAGTGGTAGGCTTCGCGGCCTAGCTCGCTGGCGAGTTTGCCGACCTTGGGCTTCTTGCCCCTAGGCTCGACAGGCTTGCGCTTGTCGGTCGGCCAGCAGCCAAGGGCCTTGAGCAGCGCCCTGGTCTGGGCGGCCTTCTGGTAATGCTCCTGCAGGGCGGCTTCGGGAAGCGGCACGAACTTGTCGATGAGGTCGTGCAGTTCGCTGATGCCCGACGAGCGGGAGTTGTAGGGCGTGGTCATTTGCTCGGCTTCCAGACGTTAAGGCTGAACAGGTATTCCCAGCGCTTGCGGTGATCGGCGAGACGCTCGGCCACGATGCGCTGCTCGGCGGGGGTGAGTTGCTTAAGCCCGGGACGGCTCCGCTCGGGGCGGCGCTTCTGCTTAGGCATGGGGCTTGGTCTCCTTGGCGGCGTTCCAGTCCCTTGCGAAAGCCGAAGCCATAGCAAACATACAGTCCGTGTTTTCGAGTTCCTTGGTCAGCCGCTCGACCTCGGCCTTGAGACGGGCGTTCTCCTTCCTCAGCTTCGCGATCTCGGCGTCACAGGCCGCGACAGCCTGGTCGGCGATGTGCAGGGGTATCATCCGCGTGCGGTCGATGTCGCTCATAGCACGTTGAACCAAGCCCTCCCCGC